AAGAACGTTGCAGGTTATCGTAACTACGATTCTTCTGAGTTCGCTGCCCAGAGCGCACTCTTGGACGACGATGACGCAATGGAAGCAATCTGGAAGAAAGAGAACTCTCTCGCTGAGTTCACTGCTCCCGATCAGTTCAAGGATTATGACGCACTGAAGAAGCGTCTTGATTATGTTCTGGGTAACAAGGGCACCCCTCGTTTCCAGGATCAAGAAACCGTTGAGGCAGAGGAAGAGTTCCGCGCTTCTAACCGTGGTACTGCACCCGCAGTGACTTCTACCCCTGGCGACTTCAACGCAGATGATATCCTTCCTTCCAATTCTTCCTCTAATGATGAAGAAGATGATGCAATGGCGTACTTCGCTAAACTTGCTGAGGAGTGAAGTACAATCAGATTTGCCTCACTTTGTTAGTGGTGGCAGCATACTTTAATTTATTATTCAAGTGAAATCTGATTACACAATAGACCGTGTAACTAAATCCGATGCCGCAGATTTACTTCTGCGGTATCATTATTTGAAAGATATCTCCAAAGGATTTAAGTCGGGTTACAATTATGGTCTATTCAAAGGCAATGATTTTTGCCCACTAAACATTGGTGGTATTCAGGGAGTCTGTATCTTTACAGGTCTCCCTGTTCCTGAAATTGCAAAAGGTGCCTTCGGTTTAGAGAGAAATGAACAAGAGGGGTTGTTTGAATTATCGCGACTTTGCATTCGCCCTGACACTCAGCAAACAGAATATAATATTACTTCCTGGTTCGTTGCCAGGTGTATCAAAAGACTACGAAAAGAAACCAAAGTTCGCGCAATCATTTCCTACGCTGATAGCGACTACCATAATGGCACAATTTATCGTGCTTGCAACTTTCGCTACTGTGGTCTATCAGACAGAAAGAAAGATTTTTACTTTGCAGACGGAACTAAACACTCCCGAGGAAGTATCAGGGGTGAAGAAGGTGAATGGAGAGATCGAACACAAAAGCACCGATATGTGATGGTGTTCGATAAGAGTTTGGATCTCTTATGGACCGATGAGTCTAGTGTTCTCAGTGCTGATCAGTGAATTGGTTATGTACTGAGAACTTTCATCATATGCCATAATATCCCTCATCTCTCTGAGATACTGTTGGAGATATTGTGTTTTCATCAATCTTATATTTCTTTTATCTTCATTCAATTGAACTTCATAATCATAATTGGATATTCCAGTGACATAATCTGAAGTGCCAGTATGTTGAATAGTTCCTATTTCAGAAATAAATGCTTCACTCAATCCAATACCAACTGGATTATTGAGTTTTCTCTTTGAATTTGAAAAAGGTTGTGGAAGTGTAAAACCTTTATCAACTCTTTGACCAGCAGGAAGAATCAATCTATTTTTTTCATCTCTTACTTCAATAGTTTCATAGTGATGAATTTCATTCATCTCTGTTAATCCATACTTTGCTTCAACATATCTGTTCAGATCATAATTACTAAGTGGCCATTGATCTTTGATGTTTGTTATTCCTGCTGTTAAGATAACAACCCAATCAAGATCAGCAGATCCGTAGAATGTTTCTGCTACTACATCAGGTCTTTGACCCTCTAAAATTACATAATCTTTAAAAATAGTTGCTTTATCGGCAACAGAATCTTGAAGTTTAACTCTGCGAAATAAGTTCTTGACTGCAATATACTCTTGAGAAGAAACTTTCTCTAAGAGATTTGATTGATATAAAAGATTTGGTAATTCTCTGAAGTAAGACATTAGAAACCTACACCTCCCATACCTGGTGTTTGACCCATTTGTTCATAATCTTCTCTGAATACTGGATTTATCTCTTTAAAGTCTAATTGCATTCTCATATGAACTGGTGATTTAAGTGTTCCACCATAAGTTGCATAGTTACCACCTGCAGTATAGTTAATAGTCATATTTGAGAGAACACCAACTTTGAAAGAATTTAAGAATGGATGTCGTTCTTTTCCTGAGATATAAGTAAATTGGAAAAGATCTGGTGCAGTCATCAATACACTGTCTCTTCCACTTGGAGTCATTGCCATCTTAATAACTCTGATGATTCGCATTACCTCTTCTGCTTCGTCTTCATCTCTAGGAGCAAAATCAAAAACAAATGGAAATGTTCTCAATGCCATACCACTGAACAGAAGTTCAAGATTTGATTGTAATACTTGACCAGATGCTCTGGAAATAAGACCTTGAGCACTAACATTCATACCTAATGATCTAATTGCAGATGCTGCCAATCCAGTTTTTAAAGAATTTATACCAGCGTTATCAACACCTTCAAATTTGTATTGACCACTTGTAACCCTGCCAACAAAATCTCTTACTTTGGTGATGGAACCACCATCTGCCGACATTATTCCAGTTGCAGTTGCTACAGCAGCCGCTGCAACTGGAGATAATCTATCTTCGGCATATTCTACACGGAGACTATCGCTGATTTGTTGAGGTATTGGTAAGTATATTGTACGTTGATTTTTTCTTAGTTTTGATTTATTTGCTAAGAAAGATTGTGTTGTTGAAGGTATATTTAATTTGTCTAATTCAATATTCTGTTGTAACCGAGTTATTGGATTACCATCTTTATCTTTTTGTCCTGTCGGTGCTGAATATTGTTTTCCAATAGCATTACCTAAAATCGAATCTAAAGTAAATGTATTATTCTCAGTTCTATCATAATCAAAAATATCAATCTTGACCATATCCTGACCAGGTTGAAATCTTGATCTTGGATATCTGTAAACTAGACCAGAGTGCTCTTGTCCAGGAGGTTTTCTGGGATTTCCATTTACACTCTCCCTGCCACCAGCATTTCTTGCATTCTCAGTTGAGTTTGCAGTCCTTTGTGTTTGTTTTGCTTTTTCGGGTTCGGGTGGGATATTAAACATCCCATCATCACCACCAAGATTAAAAGTACTGGTATTACTCGCAGCCATCTATAAAGACACTTTTCAAGTATTTAGCTTGAAATTGCCAAAAGGTATCATTGATAAATCTTTTACCTCTGATGGATACACTCTGTATACGCCACCAGCAACTTCTGCCCAGGTATATTGTCTAGGTTCATCCCAGTGAAAATTGATTCCACGAAATCCCCAAGGCATAATATCTGTAACTGCCACGAAAGGATTTTGATCGTATCTTAGTTGTGGTGTCTTTGCATTATATACAAAGACGTATATCTGACCTGGTTGAACAGATGTTTTTGGTTGCTCTGTAAGAACTTCAAGCAGTGCAATCATAATATCATCGGGATCTTTTATTCCGATAATATCATCAGCAATACCACGGACCCTATTAACATTACTATCTGTATCTGTAGGTCTGGTTGCCATTACTTGATACCTAGTTCTTTTTCAGTCATAACTTTGAACTCCCATCTCCTATCTGCACAATAATCTTGTGCTGCTCTCCACTTTGCCTGATTCTTAGCATACTCATATGCTTCGTTCAGGTATTTTTTTGTCTGCCTTTTTGGTTTGGGTGGAGGAGAACATTGTCTCATTGGTTTGATTTCAATCAAAGATGATTTAATTTTACCACTCACATCTTTATACTTAATAAAGAAGTCTGGAAAGTAACGATGAACCTTATTATCAATAGGAGAACGATATGGGATACAAAACTCTTCCGATTGCCATTCTATGACACTTGGATTATTATCACAGTAGACCATAAACTTGCGTTCCCAGAGAGAACGGTATACAATATTGGTCGGATCACCCTTATATTTCTTAGGATAAGATGGTTTGTATTTTCCCTTATATGACATCTAAATAACTAAACAATCACCTAAGAGTATTTAGAGTGCCTAGACCATTTCCGAAAAAGATATCCCAGATAAAACCTACTTTATCAAATGTTGCAACCACCTCACATTTCGTGGTTACTTTTGGGGGTATGAGTCAAGGATTGATGACTTACCTGAAGAGGAAGGGTATAAGTAGCAGGTTTGCTGAGGATCAACTTGCGTTGCTATGCTCATCTGCATCTCTCCCTGGTAGTTCACACGCAACCACCAATATTATGGGAAACTACCAAGGCATCTCTGAAAGAATGGCACATACTAGGATGTTCACAGAAACTAGTATGGAGTTCTACGTTGATACAGATTATAAGTCACTGAAATTCTTTGAGCACTGGATCGAATATATGAACAGTGGATCTAGAATTGAAGGTGAATCCGCAGATCCATTGGCACATGGATACTATGCAAGAATGAGGTATCCAGTTGAATATAAGTGTGATGAAACTAGAGTTGTAAAGTTTGAAAGAGATTACAAAAACTATACTGAATACAAATACATTGGATTGTTCCCAGTATCATTGAATGCTACACAGGTTTCATATCAAGGATCTCAACTCTTAAGAGCAACTGTGAACTTTGCATATGATAGACACATTGCTGGAAGATCTAGATCGATTGACAAATTTTTTGATGAATCACAAAATGATGAAGCATCTGCAGCAAGGGCAGAAAAATCATTTGCTCAAACTTATAGAGATAAGAATCTTGATGGTCGTGATGATATTAATGGATTCAACAAGTTGCCAAGAGATATGACACCTCCCAAATCACGCGATGCATTCTCAAACTTGATTGCTGATGGAAGATTCTTAAATGGTAACGGTCTAATAATTTCTGAGGGTATTCGTGCATCAAGTGGAAGTGGTTCAGCAAACGGTAGAATAGGCTGATAAATAATTTTACTGATGTGCATAGATTGTAATGCCTTTACCCAAGATTGCTACACCAACCTATGAGTTGGTGATTCCTTCTACTAAGAAAAAGATCAAGTATAGACCATTCTTAGTTAAAGAAGAGAAAGTTTTAATTATCGCTATGGAAAGCGAAGATAGTTCTACTATCGCCAGTGCTGTAAAAGATGTTATCAGTGGATGCATCCTTACCCGAGGTGTAAAAGTAGAAGAACTCGCTACGTTTGATATTGAATACTTGTTCCTCAACATTCGTGGTAAGTCTGTTGGTGAAGATGTAGAAGTTATGATTACTTGTCCTGATGATGGGGAAACAAAAGTTCCTGCAGTCATCACTTTGGATGAGATTCAAGTACAATTTGATAAGGATCACAGTAGAGATATCAAACTTGATGATACTCTGACTATGAGACTTAAATATCCCTCGATGAGTGAATTTATTCAGAGTAATTTTACTGTGAATGATATTGATGTGGATGATACATTCAAAATCATTATGTCCTGCATTGAGCAGATCTATAGTGAAGAGGAATCGTGGTCAGCAAAAGATTGTACTGAAAAAGAATTGAAAGATTTTGTTGAACAATTGAGTTCTAAACAATTTCAGGAAGTTGAGAAGTTTTTCACAACGATGCCAAAACTTTCACATACTATCAAGGTTACTAACCCAAACACTGGAGTAGTAAATGATGTTGTACTTGAGGGATTAGCAAGTTTTTTCGTGTAAGTATGGCTCATACTGACCTTGAGTCATACTTCCGAATAAATTTTGCCTTGATGCAACACCATAAATATAGCTTGACGGAACTAGAGAATATGATTCCTTGGGAGAAAGAAATTTATCTTGCTTTCCTCCAACAGTATATTGAAGAAGAAAATCTGAAAGCACAACAACAGCAGATGAATGGTTGAAATCTCACCTATAGCAGTTAGAAGACGTAGAATTTCTGCTGCCGCTTTTATTCCTAGAGCGGTTGCTCCAACTTCTGCTGGTATAGATCCTCAATCACAGCAACTGTTGAGTAGAAATACATTGCAATTAGCAGTTGTTTCTAATCAGATTCAAAGTCTTGGTGCTCAGGTCAATCAACTCTCTAATTCATTAGCAGTTGTAAGAAATAGTCTTGCAACTTCGCAAGCACTTGAAAGGCAGAAAGAAAGACAAGAACAAGTATTAGAAAATAGATTAGCTCAACAGAAGTTGAGAGAAGGGAAAGAAAGTGTAGTTGAGAAGAAGATTCAGGCAAAGGTTCTTAGTCCTGCACTAAAACTTGGTGCAAAGTTACAAACAAGCCTTGGTGGATTATTTGGATTCTTCCAAAGATTATTCTTTGGATGGTTAGCAATAAAAGGTGTTGAAACTATACAAGCACTTGCTGATGGCAACTATGAAAAATTAGAAGAGATAAAGAAAAGTGTTCTCGTAGCTGTTGGTGGTTTCATTGGATTAAAACTTGCTCTGAAAGCAGCAACTGGTGGATTTAAAGGTAAATTTAATAAGATATCACTATTATTGACAGGTGTAGCAGCAATTGCCCTGTTTAGAGAACCTATCGGTGAGTTCTTCAAAACAGTAGGGCAATTTATTGATCAATTAACTAATCAAAGATTAAGTCAATTAAATCAAAATTTTCAAAGTTGGGTTGAGAAGAATTTCCCCCCAGTTGAGCAACAAGATCCTGACGCACTACCAGATCCTGGTGATACACAGACAAAATTTGAGCAATATGGTCCACCTCAAATGCCACCACCAGTCTCTACAGGTGGAGGAGATGATGGGCAGGTAGAGCAACCAAAACCTCTTCTTGATTTACGAACACTTTTCCCACAAACTGCTCCACCAGAACCACAACCAGAACCCGATATTTTAAAACAAAAGATTGGTGGACGTGGTTTCACTACGTTTGGTGATATTATTGATCCAACCTTAGATGCATATAAACCATTCCAAATACCTCCATTACCACCATATAATCCAATCAAACCCTCTGAGGAAAAACCAACTGAGACATCACCTGTGACATCACCTGAGGGTGATAAGAAGATAGTTCCTCTCAAGGTAATCCCATTTAATCGTGGTCGGGAAGAAGAATCTGAAGAACCCAAGGTTGGTGATAAAGCGACTGATCCAGATATCCTGAGAATGATATCGCAGGAGAATAAAATTAAAGAAACTGGAAGTATTGATCCTCTCTTATCTAGAAATAGAACAGTATCCGAAACCATTAGTCAGGCACCTCGCCCAACTGTAAATGTAATTCCAGTTCCTATGAATGATGGTGAAGAGACTGCTCAGGAAGCGGCTGCATCTAGTGGGAATATTGCAGCATCACCTGGTATTATAGCATCTCACAATCACGACAATCCATACATCCTTGGTGCTCTTGCACAATATAACGTAATAGCATAAGATGAGAC